TTCTAATCAAAGAAGCGTTATCTCTATTCTCATCCGATGCATGTGAGTATAATTTATCAAAGATATCCACTCCCATAAATTGAGCAAGGATTTCCTTTCTCTCACTTTGTGATTTATCTATGAATAGAGAGTTATTACCTTGAAGTGAAAGAGTAGTTAGTACAAAATCTTCATACGTTCCTAAGTATTGTTGAATGATGGAGTTAGTATCCCTCCTTTGCTCTCCATTCAAGGAGTGGATACCACTCTCATCCTCTCTCCAAAAGGATACATCTACTTTTAGATTTCTCCCTTTGTTGATTAACTTAGCTCTTCTTTCAATAAAGTAATCTACATCTTCTATTTGGAAGTGTAGTTTACAATAGAAGTTACTCTTTCTATTATTAAGAATGTTCTTTGCTATATAGGTTCTACTTGTTTTGTCGAATATACAAAAGGATAGTGCATCGAATAAGGATGATTTACCACTAGCATTAGGTGCGAATATACCTACTATACCATTTGTGTTTTCAAATCTGATTTTATTATTCTCACCATAAGAGAACATATTAGAGAATTCAAACTCCTTTGGAACCCATTGTACATTAGGAGTCATTTCATCGTCAACCAACTTTGTGTTGATTTCTCTATTGATTTGTTTTATCTTATCAATCGTTTCATCATCTGCCAAATACTGTCTTTCCAAATAATCTTTGATAAGTTCGTTTTGGAATTCTACATCTCTCACATTTCCGATTGCTAACTTATCATCAAAGTTACCAGTCTTTTGTTTAGATAAAGTATCCATTCGAGTAACAGTGAACTCTTGTACTTTATATTTCTTTTTGATTTGAGTTAATGCCTTTTTAATCTGAGAAGGTTCCGTATTCGAAACTCTTACTCTCAATCGAGGTTTCTTAGGCATATCATCTACGATTGGAACTACACCATTGTTTACATCTAATGTATAGAAACCATAATCGTTTGGTAAGTCAACCTCTTCGAATGTTCTACTTTCAACATCCCATAATAGATAACCATGCTTATCTAATGATTCTCCGTGGTTTTGTTGAATCATAGAACCAGCATATGCTATTGTTGAAGTTCCTAATGTTTGTCTTTTATGAATATCACCTAACATTACCATATCAAATCCTTCAAACATATCAGTTGTGAAAGAGTTTGATGATACAGTATATCCGATATCAGTTTGTGCTAAGTTTACAGGTCCGTGGAATAAACAAATAGTGTTTTCACCTTCTACCAATTCCGCCTTTGGCCAATTCTCTTTTTCATCGAGTATCGAATATACAACAAAAGTAAGATTATGAAAGGGATACACACCAGTATCTTTAAGGTAATGGATTCTATCATTTTCTAAGTTTTCTACGATTGGAGTTAGTACATCCAATCTATAATTATTATTTAGATTACAATCGTGATTACCAGTGATTAAGAATGTATGTTTTCTATTTGCACATTCAGTTAAGAACCAACTGATTTCTCTGATTAACTCAGGACTCATTTCGGTTTTAGCATGTGCAATATCACCAGCTAAATAGATAACTGAATTCTCAATGTTATCCTTATCTACGTTGTTTAAGAATTTTTGGAATACTTCTCTATATTCCTTATGTCTTTTTAAATTACGAATATGTAAATCCGCTAAATGGTAGATTTTTTCTACTATCATATATTATTTAGTTTTGAAAGGATTAAATCATCCCAACCGGTTTCTTCGGTTTCTTTTAACAAGTTATTTATTTTATCAAATCCCAAATCACCAGCATCACCACCTTCAGGTATAACATTCTTTACCTTTATACCATTTTTGATAAAATAGTTTGCATGCTTAGTAGAATCTTCTACTGCATCAGAATCTAACAATATGTTGATTTCCTTTACACCCTTCTCTTTAATTTTGTTTTGTAAACTTCGAGGTATAAACTTTCCTAAAATAGGAATCACATTTCTCTTTACTGAGAATGAATCAAAAACTCCCTCCACCAATGTAATAGGTTCTTTCCAATTGATTTGATTATCAAATACAATTACATTTCTACTAACAGGTGGATTCTTATACTTCATCTTCTCATCTTCATAAAAAGAACGAGCAATGAAATAATTTAATTCACCATCTTCATTATAAGATGGAATAATTATTCTACCACTATATAATCCTTCCTCACAATAACCAATATTATATTTCAAAACCTCATCCATAGAAATACTTCTTTGTTTGAGATAATGAATTGCTTGATTATAAATCGGATTGATTGATTTTGGTTTTTTTGAAAGTGATTTGAATTCTTTTGGAAGTCTGAGAACTATCTTCTCTACTTCTACTTCATTTCGTTTTGGTTTATACTCACCATATATAGAATGAATTCTTGCTAATTCACTCTTATCAACATTTAGTTTATAAAGTAAGGATTGAATACTCCTACCCTTAGAATCACATACCCAGCAATGCCAATATTGGGATTCTAAATTGATTTGGAGTTTCTTCTTATGGTGATGACAAAAAGGGCAATGATGTGCTTGTTCATTTCCCTTTAAAGATGTACCAACACCTAAGGCAGAATCCAATACGTTTATAACAACTAACTTATTTCTTGCGGAGAGCATAAATTAAATTTTATACAAATATAAGAAAAATATTTGATATATCCAAATTATCCAATAGTTGAATCGGAAACATCAAACAAAAATTGTCCTAATTTTTTTATATCATTAATAGTTTGTGCATCAACGTTACGCTTTTGCATTTGAATTACCAAATCTTTTATTGATTTTACTGCTATTTTCAATCCATCATCCTTCGCATTCAAAGAATTTGGATTGATACCATGTTTACGTGCTACTTGATTTAAAGTCATAATATTATTTTTTGTGTATATACAATTAAGAGTACTAATATACAAATAATATTTTAATTATCCAAATCTTTTTTGTAAAATTTTCCTAAAATATTACCATTTAGACAATTATCATCAGAAAGTACATCATATTTGAATTGATAATATACTTCATAATAAGATAAGGATTTTTTGGAATAGCAGAATTGTAATACACTTCGTTTGAACTCATCTTCTTTACCTTCTGAGATTTGTTCTTTAATCCAATCGTTTGATGAGTAGTATTTCTGCCAGTCAGAAGATTTTCTAACTTTTTTCTTTTTAGGAAGTGAACCTCTTATACCCTTTAACTTTCGTTCTTCTTTGATACGTTTTAGTTCCCTAACACCTATTTTTACATTGCGAACACTTTCTAAAGATTTTTTTCCAATGTAGTATTTGCCAGTGGGAATATGTTCTATTAGATAAACAAATCCTACGGCATTTTCAGGTATAACATCTTCGGTAACATCGTTACCATTCCATAACCAATTTAGCATTAAATATTATTTAAATGTATCAGAGTAAGGTTTACTTTTTAGTTGACCACCTCTAGCTTGCTTTATTTTAGCTTCATCTTTAGATAAATCTAAACCACCATCAGCTTCAATTTTAGTTTTATCACCACCTTTAGTGTTTGCTTTTGATTGAGCAGGTGGGTTATTTTTTAATCTTTCTTCTAAAGTCATAATTGTGTTCCTTTAATATATTATAAATATAACCTTATGTATCCAAACGAACAATGAAATTCACTGGATAATCTGGCAGTGATTTGATTGGTTGAGGTAATTTTGCTACTGCAACCATATTTAAATCATCATCATATAACCCTATTGTTGTAATAAATGGTGCTATGTAAGAACCAGTTTGGTCTAACGAACCACTTACTTCATAGTCATCAAAACTTCCCTTTGATGTATTATCATACGAAGATACAAATGGATATTTTGAATTTCTAATATAACGAGCACCTGGTTGATAAAATTCTTTAGTAATTAACCCACCATCAGTTAATCTTACTCTGGGATTATTTACAGTTGCACTTACTTTTTTACCACCCACTTCATAAACTGCAGTTGGGTTTTGAGATACGTTAAATTCATTTTCTAAAACTGATAAAAATATTTCATTTTCATAAATAGTCATTGTTGAGCGATATGATACTTCAAATGAAGATAGTCCAGTATTATCTGCTACATCTTCTGTTAAAACTACCAATCCTCTATCATAAAAAACATTACCTTTAATATTTGATGCAGAATCTATTAAATTAGAATTACCATCATCGGTTGCGGTTATTGAACCATACTCAACTACCATAGAACCTATTTTAATTCCCTCACCATAATATTGTTGAGGAATTGATATCACACCAATGGTATCACCAATAACTCTCTCATCAGTTGATGCATATGATTCTCTCTTACCAACTTCAGTTACAATTGATGCTGTGGCTGGGTTTAAGTAGAATTGTGATTTTATAGAATCGTATAGGGTTCTTTTAGATGTACCATCTGAGTTAGTATCATCAGTATCTACATCGTACAAATCGGTCTGATTAGTACCATAATGTGCTGATATATCAGTCTGGTCTAAAGTCCATTCTTTATAAACTTTAAACGGTCTAACTACTACATCTGATTTTGGAATCTCTTTTATCATCTACACAAATAGTTTTATATAAATATTAAGAAACAAAAAACCCCACTTTTAGTGGGGTTCTTCTATTATTTATATTTTAATAAATTTATTAGAATGAAAGTTTAACTTTAATTAGAACTTCTTTATCAAATGATTTTTCAATCGGTTGAGAAGTTTTAGCTACTGCAATGGTTTCATTTGCATCATTCAATAAACCAACCGTTGTGATATAGGTTTTAGGGTCACTTTCAAATGTTGTTTCCACAAACGTTCCATTAGCATTTACATACGTTGGGTTGTTTGAGTAGTTAAATTCTCTATTTGTTGCTCTTACAAAGAAGTGTTGTGTAGATACATTCTCAGTTCTTCTTGCTTGGAAATCACCACCATGATGAATTGCGTAGAATAATCTCTTATGATTTTCCTTATCAGCATCTACACCTAAATCACCAACTAAAGTACCTAAGTTTCCGAAATCAGCATCAAATGCGTTACCAACAGTATCAGCGATAGCAGTTGGATTAAGAATCATAATACCTCTATCAGGATAAAATAGTCCATATCCTTCATCATTAGATGCAGTTGTTGTATTGATAGTTGCGGCATCTTCTGTTCCTAAGTTAAGTGAACCTGATACTACTTTAAATACTCTACCAGCTTTTCCTAATGTATCTCCAAACTTTTTACCACTATCATCAATGAAAGTAAATAATCCATTAGAACCAGAAAGTTGTAATGACCAGTTACCCGGATCCATTTTTTCTCTATATCTAGCTCTATTAATATTGATAGCGTAAATAGAATTAGAATCAACAGCTACACCACTTCCATTTTCAAATGAGAATTGGTCATCGGTTGGGTCTAATAAAACTGATTTGTATTGAGCGTAAGTTGCTTTTGTAGGTAGTAATGCATCATCATTTTGTGATAATTCTACAGAACCACTTCCATTTAAGTGCCCATATGCCACACCGAATTGAACTTCAGCAGATGCGGTTAGTGCAGTATCTCCAGCATAAGCGTTATAGTAGTACTTACCACTATCAGCTGCTACTTGAGTTGAAGAAGTGTAAAGTGCGGTTAAAGAACCTACATCACCAGACCATAATCCAGTTGTTACTACTTCTACTTTTGCGTTTACTTTATCAAACTCACCGAATCTTTTATAGATTCCAGTGGTTACACCAGCTCCTGCTTGTAATTGTTGTCCTGCAGGTAGTGCTGAGTTTAAAAGGGCTACAACATCACTACTGTCGATTGTACCGCCTGATGCTAATGCTTGTAGTTGAGCGGTTATTTGAGGGTCGTTTATAATTGCCATATCTTATCCTTTATTAATTGTTACTTCTATAAGTTACAGTTACAGGAATGGTTTGTGAACCACCCGTCTCATTTCCATATACAGTTATTGTAGTAGAAACATTAGATGTTAACGATGGATTAGGTGAGAATGTAAATCCTAAACCACTAACAACTTGTGCCGTAGTTGTGATTTCCTCTCCTAAGAAAACAGGAACCGAACCGGCTGCTGTTGCTCCTTGCGTTACTGCTAATGTACCAGCTCTCTGGTCTGCTAATACAACAGTATATCCAGCACCAGTATTTCCTTGTGGTGAAGTTGTAGGTGAGAGAGCAACTTGCCCCTCATCTTGGAAAACTCCTACTGAAGAAATACCTAATGCTACAACTGGAATCTGAGTTGTACCTTTTGGTAATGTAACTAACTTGTATCTTAATACTTGTGTTTCGTCTGGACTAGCTTCCAGAATTGGTATCGCCTTAATTGCTGAGTCATAATACGCTGAACCCTTTGGGTGCGCTGGCTCATACAATGTATAATCAATCTCATCATCTCCTAATGCGAATTTGGAAATGTTAAGGGATTGACCAGATGCCAACTTCTGTCTACCTTTTTTGGTTAGGATGGCATCGACTGTAATTGATGTATTGTCTAAATATCCCATAATTTTTTTTAATTTGCCCTTTTGTTTATTATGTACTAATAAATATAACTATTTTAAAATTTAATTAATCTACCTCAAGAATCGGTTCTCCACTTCCTCTACCAGTATCCGCAACTCTTAAAATGTTTGGATTCGTAGTAAATGTTTCAACAGGTGATAAACCATCTGGGGTTGTATCTTGTGTTTGTTTTGAACCTTCAAAGAATGAATTCTTCAATCCTTGTGATAAGTTATTTTTGTATCTATAATGAGATGGTAGGTATCCCTTTAAAGCAGTAACTTCAACTATATCATTTCCAACAGTTGGGTCTGGTGCTCCGAATGGAACTTTTGTTACTTTGTATCTAAACTTAGTAACTTCTACATCCTCATATCTAATCTGCTCATTGTTTGTGGTAGTAGGATATCCAGCTACCTGAGTAGATATTGTTTCTTTATATTGTTCTTTTACTAAATATACTTGTTGTCTACTTCCTGATAGGTTTCCGAATATATCCAATGTACTAATCTCACCATACTTTTCGATTGGTGTAAATAACCCAAACCCAGCATTATTTAATGAATTCGGGTCCATTCCGATTTGTTCAAATCCAAATGATGCTGCAGTTGCATCTAATACTCCACCATCAGGTACATTTATTTCAGAAACATATGTTGGATAATTACCACTTAAAGTAGTTTCATCATCAACATCAATAGAAGAGTCATATTGTGGATTAGTCGATGTTAATACTACATCTTCCTCACCATCAAGATTCGCTTCATAATTATCGTACTGATGTGAAAGGACTACATCAGATTCTCCATCTATGTTTGCTTGGAATTGATTGTTATCACCTAATAGTATTACATCTTCATCAACATCAACACCAGTTTCATAATCTCGTTTTTCAGATGTTGGTTTTTCCCATTTAGTTTTACTTCTTTCTAAAAAGTGAGGTTCAATCAATAAACCTTTAGAAACCTTTGCCCTAGCAGGAACTAAATCTTCCAATACATCAAATAACGATTTATCAATGTATCTAATTAATCTAATGTATTCATAAATATCTCTATTTAATCTTTGGAAGTAGTAATCTCTTAAAGATTTTAATTCGGTATATTCATCTTTATATTCATCCGCAGGTGCTCCAATGTAATTATCAATATTGAAATTACCAAAGGATTTGATAATATCCATATTCAACTCTTTGATTGGTGAGAAGAATAATCCTAATCGAGATGAATCGATTGGAGCTCTATCTAATGATTTTTTAGTTGCCCTAACTTTATGTGATAAATCACCAACTAAAGTTTGAGTTTCAAATCTAATTTTATCAGCTTGATTAAATCCTAATGAAGGAACTTTTGCAGTAATTGTTCTTTCATAACTTCTATAATGATATGGATAATCGGATATAGAATTAAATCCAACTGCAGTTCCATCAACATTGTACTCGGTACTAATAGCAACATTATTTACATTTGTTGATGATGATAAATCTTTAGGATATTCAAAATCAAATCTAAGTACTAAATCTTCAGCTGAAGCTGTATAGCTATTACCTGCTATTGAATCAGGTTGTAAGGTATGAGTATCTAATAAATTTGTTTCTAATGGCGTTTTCCATAATCTAAATTCATCCAATGAACCACCAAAACCATTACCCAATCTAATAGTATTCGATATACCACTACCAGTCCAATTAGATGCACCATTAACAGTTAAGGTATCGGAAGATACTTCAGTTCTAATTCTACCATTTTGTGAATCTCTTAAATAAAGATTAAATGTATCATTTACACCATCTTCACCTTTATTTATTAAAATTTGCTTGTATTCACCATCAAAGAATCTAACATTATCAATAGATGCTGATTCTAATGTTGAACTTGAACTCACATATAAATCTAAGTTAGCAAAACTACCTGTGGTTTGTGATATTTTAAATTCCCACTCAACATTTGAACCAAGAATATCCATACCCTTAATTAATGATGTTGTTTTGGGTGTAGTTGAATTTACTCTAAACTCAATGGATTTAGGCCAATCATCATCAACAGCTCTCCAAGGTATTTGAATATATTCATTTGTATCTTCACTAAGTACTATCTCAGCTGTTCTATCATCAAATGTAAATGGTTGAGTACCACCATCAGTTGGGTCAGTTGGTCCTCCAAACTCCATAATTGTAAGAAGTGATTGTGGAACACCATAACAAGCCATTACTGCTTTCAAAGAACGAGAAGTACCTTTGTGTTTTAGTAAATAAGGTAAGTTATTAAGTATTCTTCTCCAAACCTCTTCATTTGCTGATTTAAGTGATTGTTGATACTTCTGAGTACCATCTTTATATTGTCCTAATGCATATTCCCATAAGTGTTGAGAATCATATGCTTTCTTACCTTCCCAACCTAATGATTCTAATAATGAGTAAACTAAATCATTTGAGAATCCTAAATCAGCTTTATGTTCTGGTTTTCTTATATTATTTAATCCATTAATATATGCCCATATAACATCAAAGTGATGCCCTAGCATATCCATAAACAACATAAAGTCCTCATTTTGATAATCCTCCTTAATAAACTCTGGAAGGTTATTGTTTAGATAATCTATGTTATTTCTATCGAATAATGCTGCATCATTTACAGCAGAGTTATACCAAGATATCGCTTCTGTAGATGTTGATGATAGAACCGAACTTCCACTTTTTGGATATCCCAAAGAAGTGGTTGATGTGTATAAGAAGTTTTCAAATCCATCAAATGTTCTAATTAAATTATTTATATTAGTTAATTGTTGATTTGCTTGTACTACTGATGCAGCTGTTACAGATACTGCTTCAATTTGTAAGCTTGAAGAAGCTGGTTCACTTATGATTGTATATTCATCAACAGAACCACCCTCTGCCAAAAGATATCCTAATTCTACTTGAGATACTGATAAACTATTGTATTTATTTTGATAATTTTCTAATAGTTCGATTTTGTATTGGAAATTTTTTATTCTCTCTTCAGCTGAACCAAAGTGTACAAAGTTTTCAAATACATACTCAGAACCACTATAATATTGTATGTTTAACTTTTTAGTATCTACACCAATCTTCTCACCATACTGTCTTATAAGTGCTTCATTTGTTGAAGAACCACTTGCTAATAAATCATCATATACTTGATAACCAATACCATTATCAGGTTCCAATGAAAAGTTTGGTCCTTGTAAAGGTGGACAATATCCTGTACTATCACCAACTAATGTAAGAGTTTCAATTATAGGGCTTGTTTGGATTTTAGTAATCCAAGCCTTTTGGTTTGTTTGTATATTATTAGGTAGTGGTTCATATAGTTTAAGAATCAATGATGATGCATCTGCACCAGTTTGTGTTGATTCTTTTAACCCCCTCCATGTTGTAATTACTTTATTATCACCATTACCCAAATGTAGTAAATGTGTAAGATAAGTTGAATCATCAAAATTACATTTATTAAATTGAGATATAAATCCTTCGGATATTCTATTAATAACAACTGAACGAGGGATATCTAAATCACCTTTATCAAATAAAACAGTGAATGTTTCTGTTTCACCTTTTACTTTTTCTTTTCTTAAATTTTGGTTTACAGGTGTTAATGATATAGGTATTTTAATTTTATCAACATCTTCAGTACCTTCCATATCGAAGTAGTTGATTAAAATCTCTTGTACATTAAAGTTGAGTTTAAAATCTCTAGTTGTAAATGCGAGTTTTGTTCTACCAATACCCACTTCTACATATCCACCCCTATCTAATCCAGAAACATTAAATGTTATATTGAAATCAACATCATATCCAATAAAGTCAGCACCCCTAATTTCTCTAGGGTATCGTATGCTTCTAATATCAGGTACATTTACTGTATATTCATCAACAACATTAATTGTTAAATCAATACCTCTATCTAAAATATTTTTAGTTTCTTTGTCTTGAGTTCCTTCATCTAATTTAGTTACAATATCTTTTTGTTGTTCAACTTCATTTAAATCCTTAGGTCTATCTGATAAAGATATTGGTGGTAAATTAGATTTTAATCCTAAATCATTTATTGGTTTTGTAGGTGCATTAATTGGATTAATTGGTTTAGTAATACCAAAAGTTGGTTCAACTCTACCTTTTTGCGATTTTATACTTTTGTATTGTTTTAATCTATCGGCTTTTCGTCTTCGTCTCCTACCACCAAAGAATGCATTTGTGAGCGCTCCAATTGAAGTGAAGTTCGAAGAAATATTGCTAGAACGTCTACGAGAACGTCTTTTATCTCTCTGTTTATCCTTTCTTCTTCCAAATATACCTCTTCTTCTTCTAGCCATTAGTATTGTCTTATATCGTTAAAAGGTCTATCATTTCTTCCAAAGTCATCGAATCTATCTCCGAAATCATTAAATTCTTCTCTTTCTATGAATTCGTTTCGGCCTCCGCCACCGCCACCTCTACTTCCACCACGTGGTGGTGATGGTAATGGTTTATATGGATTTGTTTTATCTTCTGGTTTTGGTGGTGGTGGTAATTCTTTAATTGGTTTTTCATTAAAGGTGGGTGTAACCTCTACTGGTTTTATTTGAACCGGCTCTTCCTCTTCTCTGATTTGTGTTTCATAATCATCAAATGAGAATGGGAATAATTTTACATTATATTGTCCTATTTTTTTAAACACTCTATGTGGTATTGTTATACCAACTATTTCATCACCATTTCCCTCTTCATAAGTATCTCTACCAAAATTATCAAACTCCAAAATATCATCACCAACTATAATTGTGATGGCTTGTACATCTTTATTTTTTTGAATTAATAAAGGTACACCTGATTTAGTATTGATATTGTATTTTCTTGGGTCTGTCTTTACCAACGATATTTGAGGGTCTAATCCAGACAATGGTGCTGGTATCGATTCTGTATCTATCTGAACCTCATAGTTTGCATTTAAAGTTATACTTGCTTCTAATGTTTCACCATCCTCAGCAGACAATATTGTTGGTGTATTACCAGCACGTATTAAACGCATTTCAGTTATTCTATATAAGCTGATATCAGATGTACTGATTGTGTATTTTGTACCACCAGCATCTTCATATTCAGTATCACCAGCATTTGGAAAGAACTCTGCGTTTTTGTTTCCGTTTTTTAATATACTAACAGGAGCACCTTCTCCACTTATTTTAAACTTTACTTTATATCTAGTGGGTTCTTCATATTCATCTCCACCTCCCTTTGGTTTCTTATTTAATGTGAAATTTAAAAATACCGAAGTTGAACTACCAATACCAACTTCTTCAACAATTTGGTTATCAACATATTTGATAAGAGATATTGCTTTTGTATTTAATCCAAGTAGTTTATTATCCTTTAAACCTTGGTTTTCTATTATAGGAGCCCCATCATCTAACATAGATACAATGTAATACTCATTACACAAATATCCTTCTTTAGATACCTTTATACGTTTATCCTCTCTAGCTAATTGTTCTCTTGTAATTCTTACTAATGAATTTATACCAACTTTTTCATTATTTACAAAAGTTGAAAATCCCCTTTCATTTGTTTTTACAATAAAAAGAAAAGTATCTACAATAGTATCCTTTGGTGGTTCTTCTGGGTCTTCTGTATCACCAAAAGGGCCCTTTGGAGAGTTACCACCAGTATTACCAGTATTACCGGTATTACCAGTACCAGGTCCATTACCCACACCAGGGTCTTGGTCTGGCTCTTGTGGTGTAGTACCATCATCAAACCCATCATTAGGGTCTAATATTTCATCAAAATCAATATTTTTTATTGGTGCTGGCATAATTATTAACTTATATCAGAGATGAGTCCTCCACCCCCTCTATTTGGATTTGTAACTGGTGTTGATATTGGTTGTGGCGTTCCACCACCTCCTATATTATTATCTAATGGAGGTCTGTTAGGGAAATTCTTAAATCTATCCATAAAAGACCTTTTATTTCTACTCTTAGTTGGGTTTGGTGGGATGAACTTTGGTGTTGGTAAATCAACAGGTACTTCATCCTTTATTGCTTTTGCTAAATTTGTTTTTTCTACAATTTTTTCTTTGGATTCTTTTGGTTTTTCTTTTGTTACTTCTACCGCAGGAATATTTGGTTGTATAATTACATCCGATTCTCTACTTCGTATAACTTGTCCAATTTTATCTCTGCTAGCATCAAACTCGTTTTCTCTAACTGTTCTTGGTTGAATTGTTCTTTGTGGTAAAAACGTATCCACACATTCTATTAAAATCCTTTGAGCTGTTTTATAAACCGCTTCCTTTGATAAGGATAGAGATTCTTTTATTGGTTTTTGTTTACCATAGTTTGTATCACTAATATATGAGTTTCTATTTAAGTACTCATACTTCATTGCTTCTGCGAATTTTTTATGAATTCTAGTTGTTAACTTATCAAATTCTCTAATACCAAATTCTGCAACCATTTTATTGTACCACTTTTCGGTGTATATTCTTTTAATAAATGAATCAATTTCCTTTGAATCTATTTTTTCAATAAACTCACCAATGTATGGTATAATATCATCTCTAAAAGATTGCCCTTCTACCATAATGTTAAATCTTTTTAGTAAATCAGTTTTTTCGGAAACTTCATTTCTAATAGGTAATAGTTTTACTTCAGTTCTTGATGGTGATATTTCTTTAATCCAAAGTTTTTCATTTAAACTATCAAATCCCACTCTTTTATTTAATAATGTTATTTGTGCTTTAAATATACCATTGTTGTATCCAGCCTCATTTATTAATCTTTCCGCATCAATAAAATATTCATTTGGAAAATTAAATGCTTGAAATTCAGTTCCATCTGCTATTAGAAAATAATCTTTAATATTTTCTGAATTAAGAGGGATGTATCTAACTAACTTACCATCATCTCCTTGAGGTAATTGATTTTCGTTAGCATCATAGACAATAAACTCAATCATATCTGAATCGGAGAATCCAAAGAATGATTGTAGAGTTCCTTTTTCGAAAATCTCTCTATCTTTAGTAGAGATTCGATACCCTTTATTATCTATTATTTCTTTAAATGTTTTAATTGCCATTATTAACCTCTATTTTTTCTTAAATTAGTTGTAAGTGTTACACTATCTTTAGTTCCATCTTCAAATGTAACTTCACATTTTAATGATAGTCCTTTATAGTTTGTACCTTTTCCTTTCCAACCAATTGTTCTTCTTCTTGGTTTTAATCCTTTTTTCTTAGATTCACCAATCACCTTATTATCAAATTCAGTTCCAAATGTTACTGCTTTTTCCGGCTCTACAACTTTATCGTTACCAGTAACTTTAAACCATTCTGGTGAACCATCAAACGTCCATGATACATCAGTTATCTTTAAATCGGTAGTAACATTGGCAACTTCTAGTGTACTTGTCATTTTACGAGAACCAGCATCTTTAGCACTACACTTAGCCCAAATATCTTGGGCCTGTTGTGATGCATCCCCATTACCATTAGTAACCTTAACAGTAAAGTTATTACTAGCACCACTCTTAGCACCCTCTGCTGTTTGTGCAGATAACCCAAATAATTGTTCTCTCAATGATTCATTTTCTTGCAACAATGCCTCATTCCTAGCATTTAAAGATACTCTTTGAATTGCTTCATTAATTGAGTTTTGAACTGCATTTTGTAAATCAATTGTTGTTTCTGCTATTTGTTGGTTTGCTATATCAGCTTGTTCTCTAGCTATATTTGCTTTTAATTTTTCATTATCCAACTCTATTCTAAGAGTTTCGGCAATAGCTTCTAACTCTTGTATGATGGAATTTAAACCAATAATATCTCCATTTAGTCTTTCAACTTCATTTGTTAAATCATCTATTCTATCTAATGCTTCTTGATAAATTGAACGAAGTACAGTATCAGGTAGTGGTGCTGGTGCATTTGGTATTAATTCAAATATACGAGTATCTATTGATTTTTCCAATTCAACACTATCGTATTTAGGTCTAATTAATTTACCACCAACTATACCGCCATCCATTTCTTGCTCACTAATATATCCATATAGTTCATCATATTCAGAACTATTAACATCATTCCAATCTATGCTAGATGGATTTACATTGGGTTCAATGGTTGTAGAATCAATTGGTTTATTTCTAATTGTATTAGATAGTGGATTGATTGGTTTACCCTTAATTACATTCTTTTTTGCTATTCGTACACCACGTTCATTTTTTTTAGGAAGATTAAGAGAACCACCATCTTTAAGCTTGTTATAGAATCGCTCATCAGCTAAACCACGTTTTGGAACAAGGTTTTCATTACCCATCCCATCACGTCCACGTTTTATAGCTTCTCGCTTTTGTTTTGCTCTTTTATCTTTTTTGTTAAACATAAGTTTACGAAATTACGCTAAATGTGTAATCATCATCAAAGAAATAATCAGTTCCATTGATTCTAATTTTAAATTCTATAATATATACTCTATCAACTTCCCAATTAGATAAATTTAAATTAAAGTAGTTACCATCAGTATCACAACTTAATTTTGTGTAATCTGAAAATGGAACGATTACTTCACCCGAATGATAATCACATATTTGGTAATATGATGTTGTTGGTAAGAATTTACTAATACCATATTGCGCAGTTGATGAGAATGTTTTAATTGGATATAAGTCTCTACCAATTACCCTAAATTTAGGAGTTGTGTTTACTTTATATTCTTTTTTGAAGTTTCTAATTCCAACTTTGATTTCTTCAGATGTTAGTTCATCTAATGAGCCAGTTGAAAATACCGAATCATCCCATCCTATTCTAATCTTTGGTTGATGAATAGTGTTTGTTTCTTTACTAAAGAACTTTAAAATACCATAATCATTGTTATCCTCTTCTTTTTCCAATGGTAATTTTAATATAATACCATCATTTGGAATAGAACCACTAATCCAATCAACCATAATGTCTTTGATATCCATTGAAATATCTGTGGTCTTATATTCAAAGTTTTGTAATGAAGAAGATGCATAATAAAATGTACCACCCTTACCTTCATATGAACCAGTAGATACACTACTAAATTCAGATGTTTCTAACCATCGTAATACAGAATCACCCTCTCTATTGTTCCAAGTTACACCACTTGTAGTAATATCATCGAATCTAGTACCATTACCCATCTCCCAACTTTGAGAAATCGGATATGCTTCTATTTGAAATTCTAATGGAAGTTCTTCCGATTCAGTTTCTTTTAATATAAGAGTTGCTTCTGACATTGTTACCGAACCCTCAGATAAACTGGAGGATAGTCCGTTTACATCAAATTTAAGAAGTGCTCTTGATACATCTTTAATATTACCATAGTAAACCTTACTTACTTCTAATACCTCATCTAAACCAGCGTTTTGGTCGGGTTGTTGTAAGTACACCGATGCATCTTTTGATGCTGTTAAAAAATAGTATGCCATTATCTTGCCCTCCCTTTTATATCCGAATTTGGAAATTTAACTTCGAAAACCGATGGGTCTAAAGATGGATATAAAATCTTATCTTTAATCGCCGCTTCTATATTATATGAGTTTGGTGTATATTGACCACCACACTTATTTACAATTTTTAATTTTGGTACTGAACTAACTCCCTCAACATTTGCCACAATCAATTCTAATTCAGAAAGATTAATAGTATTATTAAAAGTCCAATTATCAATACTAAAATAATCTTGTAGTTCAGATATACAATCTGATAGTACTTCACTTTTATTATAACTTTTTAAAGTTATAATTTCAAACTCAACACCAATATTAATGATAAACCCATCATTTATATTTACACCATCAGTTAAAATTTTGTATTCTGAAAGATATGTTTTTAAATTTTCCTTTACTGCTCTATTAAGATTTGTTAACTTCTTTTCGGAATCATATCCTAATAAATAAAGATTAATAGCAAATGGATTATTCTTTTCATTATCATTAGATGTTTTACCAGTTAGATATTTTTGTATCTCTTGCTTAACACTTCTTCTATCAGGTTCCTCATTATCAGGTTTTTCTACAAAACTCATTACCAATTCGGTAAACTCATTAAGAGCTTGTGGTGAGCTTAATATAGAAGATGGTGAGTTATTATCCAATGTTCCATCTGCTGTAGCGTATGCTTTTGCAATCGAACCAAACTTAGTTGGCATCGATAATGCTCTGATTTCATAATCCTTAGAAGTTACTGCTCTATTTTGTGAACCGAAGTTAGCCAATGCGTTTTGTCTAATCTCCTCCATTGTATCACCACCCTTACCACCAGTTGCAGGAACTTCATTATCTACTGCGATAGAGTTTTTAGCTGCATTGTATATTGATAATTGGGTTGGTGTAAATAATGTTGTATCTTCTTCAAATTCCGTACTTCTAATTTGAGTAATTGAACCTTTCTTTACATTTGATTCCACACCACCACCAACTAAATACTTTACAGTTATAGTTGTGTTAGATGGAGATGTACCATATGTTTTAGTTTTCAAAAAGTTAGTTGGGTCAAATGATTCTTCTAATTTAGAAATAGAATTAGGTAACCCCAATCCAACGTTTTTAAGGTTAGGTATAATCGTTTCATCATTTGATGTTGGGTCTCCAGCTCCAAATTGAATAGTTGTTGTACTGTCTGGGTTGATTTGTTTAACAAATCTACGAGATGTTTTTAATGTATTTAAAACATAAGGTACAGTTGATTTAAATTGATAAAGGTCTGGGTCATTTGATTCTGTATTTGGGTAATCCACAAATACTAATTCTTGTGCTAAATAAGGTACTTCATAGAATTTGTTACCATTTGAATCCCTTACATCATAGATATCTATTATGTTGGTATCTAATAAATCAATACTTTGAAAAGATTCATATGCACCAAACGTAAACTCTTCCTCTTTTATTTCAGCTGAAATAGCATTTACCAATTTCTTAACTAAATAAAATGAAGTTTCTCCACTTACTGAATCAGTTTGGTATATTGTAATTTCTCTATCTGTTGAATCTGAAAAATCTACAACATCTCTAGTAATAAACTTAACCCCATTTGATGATTCTAATATCATACCTTCTTTAATTTTTAAAAGATACGTTTCATCAAATGTATTATTTGCACCTGTTCCAGTTGATGGAACCAATTGGTAAACTGAAAGAGTTGTTACTGCTGGTGAGGATACTTTTGGTTTATATCCTAAGTATTGTGAGAGTGCTATCACATTCTCAATATCATCAGCATAAGTCATTAATGATTCCTTTAAGGTATCATCAACATAATATGAAAGTGAATCACCAATGTAAGATGCCATTTCAATGAACATCATACCCGGTGAAGATTCGTTAAAATCAGAATAAGTTTGTGGGAAATAAGTTTTAGCAAACTCAATAAGATTAGTTCTGAATTCAGTAAAATCTTTATTGAGGTATTTTATATCCTTACCTCTATTCTTAAAATTCTTTGTTGTTTTTGTAATTGCCATATCTTATTATCCCTGAACTGTAAATGTTAGAGTTTCTAAATTAATATCATCTCCTATTCTAAATTTAATCGAAACATTTAATTTATTGTTATCTCTCAATTCATCAGTTGATTCAATATCAATCTCTTCTGCTGTAACATAAGGTAACCATTGTTCTAAACTATCGTTTATAGTATCTTCTATTCTACCTTCCAAATCATCTACATTTGGTTCAAACAATAACGATTGTAAACCACTACCAAATTCAGGTTGTATAATACGTTCCCCCTTTTTAGTAAGTAGAAGATTTTTAATATTTGATTTAACTTGGTCTTTGGTTAGAAACGATTGCTCGAATGTATTTTCACCAAATTGTAATGGTAAAGTGATACCAATCGCATAGTTTGCAAATTCTTTAGTATCTTTAACAATTCTTCTTCCTAACTCAACTGCCATAATCTATATTACATTCCCGGTCTCCAAGGACCTTTCTTTTTATCCAACGCTTTCATTAAACCACTATAATCTCTATTTAGTGCTTTATCCAATCCAGTGTTTCCAGTATGAACACCTAAACCTTGTTTTGGTGCCATATCTCCGTAACCCATTTTTTGTGCTATATTTGATGCACCTAATGTATGTACTGAGTTTGAATCGAAGTTCATCGTACCAGACGATACTTCGGTTGGTGCCCCAGCATATGATGGAACATTAGTTCCACTTCTTTGTTGTGAGTTAAAGGGTTGTGTTTGTGCCAATACCTCATTTAATGCAGGATTCTTACTAAATATTTTTTGTGGTTGAACTGGTTCTTCCACTACATTTGAATCCATAAATGTTGGTTGTTTTGGTGTAACAGCTTCTTTAAGTTTTTTGTTTTCTTTCAATAACTTAGCCATTTCTTTTTTAACACCCTCTTTAACAAGTTTAGGAAGAATCACTTTGATTTCCTCCTTAACTATAATTTGTATTGCTTTTATTAATTTATCAGTGTCCATTGTATAAAATGTTTTCCTTTCTATATAAATATTTGATTTAGGTTTTTTTAATTTTTAATACAATCAGGTCGTATTGCAACCAATTGTTTCTTAAATTCTTCTATTTGTTTATTGATAGGATTGCCATCTCCAATATCATCAATGCCATCACCCAACGTTGTGTTAACTATATCTTCAAATGAACTATCACCATCTAAACCATCCGATGGTAACTCATATTCTTGCATAGGTCCAACCTCACTTATTGTATTATTATCAGGTTGTTGTATTACCGCTGGTTCACTTCCATCTTCAGATGGAAAGTTTATGTTTGGTAATGGAATAGTTGGTGGTATTATATATGCAGTCCAAGGTATAACTGCTGGTGCTGGTATTGGTGAAGGTGATGCTGGATATAATGATGTTGTTTGTATAAATCCACCTATTGAAAATAAATGTACAATAGCCGCAAGTACAAACATATTAACCATTATCTCTTGCTTTTTTGCTGGTTTTAATGGTGGATATAGTGGCCACACCCCAACATTACTTACTAAGTTTGAATTAACTGCTATGTTTTGAATTGTACCTGGTGCTGGAATAAGTGGAATTGGGAATGGATTCATAGGTGCACCCGCCCAATATGCTTTTACACCATTTCCAAATTCATTTGGTAATGAGAAATCAACACCAGGTGGAGTTGATAATCCTTTCAATAAAGCTACCCTAAAGAGAGTTTCCATTATTTGTTTGTTACCAGATTGTACAGCCTCACCATTAATTAAATCTCTACCCCTCTTAACGCATGCATCATATTCATTAGCCCAAATTTTTGCAACTTTATTTACATCTAAAGTATTATAATTCGGATTTGTTTGTCTTAATACATTTCTTTTGAATAATCCCCAGGACATTTTTTATTTTTTTAATAAATCCAATGGATTTGGTAAATTAACATCAGGTATCCCAACTTTTGGTATTTTGGGTAATTCTATATTAGGTATTTTAGGAATATCAATATTAGGTATTTCAGATATCTTTGGTATTTCTGGAATTGGTGGTAAGTTAGGTGGAGTTGGTAACTTAGGTAATCCTTTTTTAAGTTTAGGATTTTTTTCTACCTTCTTTTTTCTAAACTTTGGAATTGGTGGTAACTTTGGTAACCTAATTTTAGGTAATTCAGGTTTTTCAATCTTTGGTATTTTTGGAACCTCAGGAACTTTAGGCACATCAATAGGTAATGATTTAGCCAAATCACCAATTTTTCCAGTTTGTTTAGATAAATCTTTTAGTGCCATATTATTTAAGTTGTACGTTATTACTTAACATTGATTGTAATTTAGTTTTCAATGTTGTAAATTGTGCTATATTGGTTGGACCGGGTGATGATGGACCGGCTGGAGTTAAATATATTTGTTGTGTTATTAAATCTATCATTTCACCCAATAACTCTACCAAAGTTTCACCCTTAGCAGCGGCTTCCAATTCACCATCAGTTCCTAACATAATAGAACCATTACCAATATCTAAGTTAATATCTCTATCTTGTGTATCAACAAATATATGATTATCAGTTGTAATGTTTATACCATCAGTTGCATCAATTGAAAATTGACCATCGGTTATAAACCCTACATCTTTTTTTGCAGAAAAAATCATTTCAGCTGCTTTAGCAGAAACGATTATTCTATCTGAATTTAGTAGAATTTGATTTCCCTTTAATTCAGAAGGGTAATTGTAAAATGATGGATATTCATTTTCAGTTGGTAATGTATATTCTAATAATCTATCACCACTACCTAAATAAATAATATTACCATCATCATTAATATTTTCTTCAGTAGATGCTCCAATTGGTTTTGTTAAAGATTCACCATTTTCTCCATTTCTAATTGTAATGCTTGGTGAAAAAATGTTATCAGGATTATTATATCCACTAAATCTAATTGATTGACCAAATCTGCTTTCTATTAAATTATCACCTTCATATAATTTAAGTTTATGAATAGTTCCATCTGGTGTGAAATATTCACCCAATGTTGAGGTATCAGTTTCATCTAAGGAACTTTCAGCTCTTGGTATTCCAGTTGATTGTACACTACTATAATTAGAAGCTGTATTAGTATCTGCTGCTTTTTCTTTTTTCTGAACACTACTTATCTCATCTAAGCTAGTGTTAACATTTGGTAAAGATGAACCTATAATTCGTTCATACACATAACCACCGCTGGGTGAGTTAATTATATGAATAGTTTCATTTACAGTTGGTAATGAAACATTTGTTTTATTTTTAGGTAAAGCTAAACTCAGTGCTTCATCTTTTTTATTTGGACTATTCGATGCTCTGAATAATACGGCTCCAATGTATTTACTCTTTAATTCTTCTACTATTTCTAAATCAGTAAGAATATCATCAGAAGTATCCAAAATAACCTTATACACCACACCCATAGTGGATGTTGGTTTAGGTTTTCTATCAACTCTTTGATTAGATTGTACATTACTATTTCTATTGAACATAGCCGTTTACTTTTCTATTTTTTGTTTTACTTCTTCTATTTCATTTTGTAAATCATCTACCCTACTAACCTCATCTTGAACTTGTTCAATCTCTGAAAGTAATTGTTCTCTTTCTGCATCGGTAAGATATCCAGTATCTCCTTCTGATTTTTGGCTTGATGCGATAATTCTTTGTGCGATAGTTGCTAACTTAACTAATTGGTCATCGTTACGAACTGATGTATCAATTAAGTCTTTGATGACCGGGCCTAAGATTCCCATATCACCATTATGTCTAATCATTTTTCTGATTTCAAAGATGACTTCAGAAATATGTTTCTTTTTATTTATTTGATTGTTATAGATATCCTCAAACAACCCACTAAGGTTTTTGCCTGGGAATAATTCAAAATCTGTTGACATAGTTTATTAATATTGTGTTCAATATATAAATATCAATAAACAAAAAAGTGTGGGATTACCTACCTTGCCCCCTATATGCCTTTTTGTAGTTTCTACTATTTTTAGATTTAGAAGTTTTGCTCTTAGCGTGAACACCAGGTCTCTTCTTACTTTGAGAACGATATAACGAAATACCAAAACCTCCCTTTGCTTTTGCCATAATATATTTAGATTATACCAATAAGTATATTCTATTAAACCAAACAAAAACAATTACTTATTCTTATAAAAGAATTCTAATATATCTCTTTCTAAAGTAACATCCATTACGAAGTTATCTCCATACATAATGCTAGTAAATGTTCCTTCATCTTCATCGGTTATTTCGATAACATAATCTATCTCATCAAATGTTACTTTATAGCTTTCACTCTTTCTGATTCTTTGTATGTTTTTATGTTCCGTAGTTCTTTCAACAACTTCTTTACCACTTATATCAGGTACATTTAGAAGTTGAGTTACACATTTAGCATAGTTTGTTTTGAGAGTATCTATAAAGAAGATATCATTCATCTTACTCATTAGATACAATCTTTGCTTTTTATCCAAACCACCTGCCTTAAAATCACCAGTGTATTGTACTATCGGTAAAGATAGTATTGCTTTTTTAGAATCATCTTTTAGATTTCTGAAATCTACTTTGGATTTTATTTGATGAGGATGATTGATATCTCTATCACATGGTAATGCTAAAATATCATAGAATGTATTTGTACCAAAGTGTTCTTGTATTAGAGGACTCATCTTTATTCTTTTTCAGTAGCATATTTTACACCCATAATTGTACCAACGATTGAGAATGCGTTAGTAAGGAGAATACCAAACATATTACTCCAAGTAGAACCAATGATTTGAGTATCAGTACCAGACATCAATGCCAATCCATACATAACAGTTGTAAGAACACCAACTCCAACAATTACATAAAGTGCTACCTTTACAATCGTACTGATTAATTCGAATTGGGTTTTCTTTTGCATTACTTCTAAATCTTCCAATGCTTTATCCTTACCCTTTTCTGCTTCCTCTCTTAACTGATTAGATTCTTCCAATGCTATTTGGAGTTCTTCCATCAGTTCATCATTTTCTTTTTGCTTACTAACAAGTTCTTTATTTTGTTGTTGAACTTGCTTAGTTACCTTTAATCGTTTTCTTCTTGATTCAGAATCCTTTTCCTTACAAAGTTTTAGATACTCTTCGAACTCAGTATCACCTTTAGGTGCTTGTAGAATTTTTAAGAAGTTTCCTTCTATGTAAATTTTTTTCTTTTTAGCAACACCTAAAAGAACATCTCTTGTATGTTTTGTAACCTCAATCATTATAGGTTACTTATAAACTTTGAATGGAGCAGTTCGGTTTAGATATCCATCATAATCTTTTCTGAAATCTTCTAATCGAGGTTCAATATCATCTGATTTAATAATCCAGAATTGTGCACCAGCCGATTTTGCCTTTTCAATTTCTTGTTTGTCATCTGATGAAGATATAATTCCGATTACACACCCATTACCATATTCGAAATTGATTTTACGAATCAACTCAATCCCATCAAAGGATGAACCGATTATATTTAAATCAACGAATACACACTCAGGTCTATCATCATCATTGTTATCAGGAAACCATTCTTTAAATTTTTTATCAGCTTCATCGGAAGAGTTAAGTGCTTCCAAAGATAAAGTGATATCTAAGATACTACAAGCATCTTCAAATACTAAGTGGAATAAATCCTCATCATCCACCAGTAAGATTGAGTTAATCATTTCATTCATTTTAAATTAATTCTTAATTTAGTGCCGTTATTTAATTTTTCGGCTGTTATTCCAAAACCATGTTCATTCAGAATTGCGATACAAATATTTAATCCCAATCCAGAACCCCCCTCTTTTTGTCCTTCTTTTCTTGTATATGGTTTGGATAACTCAATGAACTCATCATTAGTAATCCCCCTCCCATTATCTTCTACACACATTGTTGAGTTATTTTCCATATAAACTCTAACCATCTTTGTACTACTATCGTTATACTTTAATCCATTTCTGATTAAGTTATCTATTGCCGTACAAAAGAGTGGTTCGTTTACTGGTGTGGTTGGTAATCTCTCTATCTTAACTTGTGAGATATAAGATGTAGAAGATAAATAGTTTCTAAGTATCTCAGCAAGGTTACATTCTACCATATCTAATTGTGCATCTTCCTTTACCAAATTGGTAAATTCTTTTACACCTGAATACACTTTCTGAGTATGTCTTAATCCTTCCTCTAACATTCGTAGTGGAGAACCTATTTTTAATTCTTTAATTTTTTCTTCCGATAATCTTCGTTGTAAGGATGATAATCCTCTTGGCATATATGTGTTGATACCACTATGCATATCGTGTCGGAGAATCTTTGCAGCATGTTCTAAGTAAGAGTTTTTCTGATTAACTTCTACCTCTGCTAAGTGTTGTAGTGTTGTATCGGTTGCTATCTTTAGAACTCTATCATAACCACCATTAATACTTTTAATAGGAGTATAATTACCAAACAACCAAACAGAACTTCCATCTTTTGCTATTCGTTCAAACTCACCACTTATATTTTCTCCTCTTTTTAATCTTTGCCAAAACTCTCTATATTCCAAACTTTCTCCATATTGCTTTGGAACTAATGTTTTATGTTGTTTATACTTCAAATCCTTTTCAGTACATTTCATTGTACTACAAAATTTTGAATTAGCTTCTAAAACATAGCCATCCATATCCAACATTACAACTAAGTTTGATTTATCAATTGCTGCTAGTTGTAAATCAATATTCTTTTCTTTGAGTTTTGTACTTTTTATGAAATTATATATGACGTAAGCAAATGGTGGTATAAATAAAATTATACAACCATATCCAAATTCAGCTAAAAGATAAGAAGGTTCTAACCATCTGAATATAATACAAGTTTGTACTATAAAAAAGATGAATATAATAGAACCCGCTATGCCTAAACATATTTTTGCGAACTTATTCAATTTATAAAATATCGTTCAAATTATATTATCGGGGAGATAACTGTTTGAACTTTTTGGGTGTGAAGTATTATAACCTATTTAGAATAAATATAGGTTTAGTAAGAAAAGAACTCATCTTCATCTTCAGTATCTTTGACTTCACCATAATCCAAATAATCATTTAGCATTTTCTTTTGGTGGACTTTCATTACATTTACAACCTTAGTAATGTAGTGAGTTTTACAATCAGTCATTTCTCTGATTAGAAGATACAAATGTTTTTTGTTGAAGTTTTCAATATATTGACTTCTTCTGAATAATTCTAAGATAGCATCTGCTATTTGAATATCTCTTTTCTTTGTAAATATTTTTGTTAGATTCTTATCCCAATACTTTAACATAAGTTGTTTAAACTCACTAAACTCATCCCCCTGCTCTCTATGATAAAAATCATCTTCGGGATTCCAAGTTTGTGGCATTTGGGATAATAAATCAGTTTTCTTATATCTTTTATAGTTTGAATTATTGTTTAATATAAGATAATTTTTTGCTACAATAGAAAAATAAGAGAACGCCTTACCCTTACCTTCTTTGAACATATGAATTTTTTGAATTAATATAGCAACTACCTCTTTTTGTACATCTTCTTTTGGTACATCAAAGTAGGAGAACTTAAATGTGTTTAAAATATTTTCTGCTAATTTTTCAAATGGATATTTAATTCTCGTACGATACAATTCATTTTTTTCTTTATCGTTTGTAGAGTTGTTATACGCTATAATCGCATCTTGCGTATCTTGTGTAAAATATTGTTTGTTTTTTCTAGGTCTTGGCATACTTTATAAATTGTTTTGATACTTTTCAATGATACCTTTTAATTCTTTGAAAACCACCCCAACCTCATCATCTGATTCAAATGAACCTCTAATATCTATTTGTTTCATCTCTTCCTGCATTTTTGTTAGTGTTTCAATAGTTTGTTCATTAATAGTATCAGATTCGTTTATAGCATCTTCAACCTGTCTAACTAATTGAGTCCCTCTGTAAATGAAGAAAATATTTGAAAGTGTTAATACTCCAATAATAATATATAATATGTAGATTGTTTCCATGTAGTTAAAATATTATACTAATATACAAAAAAATATTTATAATTCCAAATTATGCTTCACCTTTTTTTCCATAAAAAGGTATTCCATTAATTGATAATTCAAAATTATCATCCTCATCTTCAGTCAATTCAATTTTTTCATTATGAATTTCTTCAGATAACTTTTTAATTCTTTCTAAAATTCTACTATCCAATCTTTTTGAATTTATTAATTTTTCTTCTATTAATTCATCTACTAATGATTCTAATATAATTTCTAAAGTTGCTAATTTTTGTTCTAATATAAAAAGTCTATTCATTAATTAGGTTGTAAGGGAACCAGTTAGTTCACTAACCGATTTCATAAATTCTTTAAAATCTCTATCCGATTCCGTTTCGTAATCTAAACTACCAAACGCATTCTTAACAGAATTATGATGATAACCCATTGCGTGTGCCAATCGAACACACATAATCTTATATTCATAAATATTCATATCATCAGGAACATCGAATGAAATGTTTTTTGCTTCCCTATTTAGGGAATCTTCTGATTCGTAACTAAAAATTCCCATAACTATACTAATTTATATCCTTTATCTAAAAGAGGTTGTGCTTTTTTGTATTTAACAAATTCCATATCTCCTTCAGGTGATTGTAACATTACTCTTTCGTTTCTACCTGGCTTCTTTTCAACTTTTCTTTCTTGGCTATATCTTCGTATAGGTGAGTTTATATCAATACCATCAATTGAATCGATTAATCTTTGTGCGGTAATACATTCGAACAATCCCAAATCATTCATAAACTCATCTTGATTTTTCCAAGTTTCTTTATCTGATGAAAATTCTACAATACCTAAATTATCAGTATCTACTTTAAAAGATTTATGTCTTACTGTTTTTCTAATTTTATTTTTCTTAAAAGAATCTTTTTCAAAGTACTGAACCATATCATTTGAGGTTTCAGTAACTTTTGGATTAACTAAAGTTAAATCTTCATAATCACCACCAAACTTAATCGTAACAATTCTTTTATCCATACCAACATCTAATGCGGTAACTGCAAACTCTTTATCTAATTTAGATATTTTTTCTTTATATAGGTTTAACTCTTCGTTTGTAACGGGAGTTCTTTCAACTCTTTTTACTATCATAATATTTTTCTATTTCTTCGGTTAGGTAATCTACTGATTCTGAACTTCCGATAAGTGCTCCATACTTTGAATAGTATTCAATCCATTTATCTTTATCAGATTCAAATTGTTCTTTTAATTGATATATTTCTGGCACATGAACTTTTATGTAACTCATAATAAATCCTCAGGTGTTTCTCTATAAACTCTATAACTATCTTCATCAAAGTGTTCAGTCGAAACCTCAAATACAATTGAGTTATCTTCTAATGAAATTAACTGATGAGGTAATCCTCTTTCAATTAAAACACTATCACCCTTCTCTAAAGTTTTACCTTCTAATTTTCCATCTTCTACATTCAACCAATTAAATTGAAATCTTCCTTCTTGTACATACCAACTTTCTTTTTTCTTTAAGTGGTAATGCATTGAAAATCTATTTCGTTCTTTTGTGAATACCAATAATTTCCCACAATACTCTTCATCGTTGTGAATCCATAGTTCATATCCCCAATTCTTTTCTACTCTCTTAGGAGCTTTAATATCTACATCTATAATCATTCTGCGTAACTTTGTGTGTTTAACAATCCACTATAAGCACATACACTTTCTCTTGCAACAAACGGCATAATAGCCAATTCCTTTGCTTTAGCTTCTACCATTACATCAACATTGGTTCCATATAGGTTTGGTAATTCATTGATATAATCTGAGTGTGCTTGTGGTTTTAATTTATCATTCTCTTCGTGTAATGCTTTACTTTCAGAGTAATGAACAATAGGTTTAATATCTTTTGGCCAAGTTGAGATTGCTAATCTTAATGCTTCTTCTTCACTCAATCCACCAGTATTGAATTTGTGGTGATGGTAATCAAATACAATAGGGATACCAATTTTTTCATGCAAATACATCAAGTCTTTTACTGAATACATTGATGCTTTATCATCGTTCTCAACAGTCAATCTACTTTTTACCGAATCAGATAATCTTTCAAAGTTCTTACAAAATCTATCCATAGCTGATTTCTTATCTCCATAAACACCATTACAATGAATGTTGATTTTGTTATAATGTGATTTTTCTAATCCTAACAAATCAAAAATCTTACCATGCATTTCTAAATCAGTAATTGTATTTTCTACTACATTCTCTCTTGGAGATACTAATACGTTAAATGGACCAGGATGTGATGTAATTCTAATTCCATTTTGTTTTGCATAATGACCACAGCCTTCTAACATTGTCTTAATTCTTAGATAATGTGGTGATTTTTCAATATCATACTCAGAACCCCAAGGAAACATTTCAGATGATAATCTGAATAGTTTTATTCCGTTTTTATTATTCCATTTTAAAATATGAAATAAATCTCTTGCATTTTGTAACCCCAATTCAGTTGCGTATTCAACACCCCTTTCTAAGAATGTTCTTTTAATCATAGAACGATTGGTAGTTATTTTTGGTTTTTGACCCGATAGAGTCATATTAATACAAGCGTATCCTAAATTCATCTTTTGTATGATTTCTTATTTGTTATAAACAAATATACGAAATTATTTTCAAAAAACCAAATTATTTTTAATAAGTTTTAGAATCGAAATCAGTAGGATAGTTTGTATCCTTTTCATTTTTGATATAAGTTAACCAATAGTTTACTGCGTTTTGGTTATTTATCCATTTACTTCTATCACCCCAATTGAAATCAGGTCTAGCATAATATGGTTTGGTTGCTGCTACATACTTTGCTCTCATAGATGATGAAGGAACTGGTTCATCAATTAACCCATCACCACTATTATCATATCCATCAATAGTACCATCACCATCAATATCAACACCTCGTCTTTTTGTATCTTTTTTTAACTCAACACCACCAACAACTACAGTTTCATCAACTTTTTTTTTTAAATCTTCTGCAGCTTCTTTTAACTCTTCGTTGGGTTCTGATTCTTTTTCGGATTCTTCTACAATTTTTGAAATATCCTTTGGTGATAAATCAGATACCATATCATTCATTACCATATCCAATGCATGGTCTTCATCAAACTCTTCTTCTGTTGGTGGAGCAAATCCTCTTGCTTCATCTGGTAAGGTTTTTTCGTTTTCTTCTTCAACAATTTCTTCTTCAGTTACTTCATCATATAACTCTCTTTTACGAATTACCTTTTGTTTATCAACAACTCCTTTATCAACTTTCAAAGCATTATTAAATGCAACAACCAATGCTACTGCTAATGGGTCGAATACAAAGATAATAATAAGAATAAACCAATTAATAATTTGGTCCATTGGTTTATCCAATAATCCGCTAAGGTATTGTAAAGGACCTAGTTCTGATGAAACACCTTCCGATGATTCAACATCCAATATTTTTAATTGAATAGATTGTAATGAATCAGCTGCTACTTCTCTTTTTGCTTGAACCCCTTTACGATTCTCTTCTTCAACTGATATTCGTTGTTGTGATAATCTTAATTCGGTTGTTGAAATAGTATTTCTAAATCCAGTTGTTGATGAAGTATCTCTAACTTGAATAGAACTTGCTTTAGCATTTGATAGTGTTGCTATATTATCTGATATTCTTTCTAACTCTACATCATATCGAGCTACATCATCTCCCCAAAACTTTTCTTTTTGTTTTAGAAATGATAATTGTTTTTCTTGAACACTAAACTGATTAAATGTATCTTGAAATGCCGATGTAAGGAATCCGTAGATACCCAATGATGTAATTAGTATTAAAATAACCACTGCTCCACTTAGATAGATTCTAAATGTTTTGTTTATCTTTTCCCAATAGTTGTAAAGATATCCAGCCGTAATTAATTTAGCTAATTCCAATGAACTTGCCATTATCATAACGGAGAATGCTGCTCCTGCAAATAGTTTAGATAAACCACTTACGGAGAAGAATGCTGCGTTAAATGCTACGAACAACGCAGATAACCCCAATAATAGTGTTCTGAATTTCATTTGAGGTAGAACGTTACTTAATTAGATTGCGAGATAACTCGAGTAACTTATCAATTTTTTTTGTTAACGATATTGCATCTTTTTGATTAGATGGTCTTTTTCCTTCTAACATCTCTTGGATTACTTTATTAGAATTTTCTATTCCATCCAAATGAGATAATACCATTTCTTTGTATTCTGGTTTCATAAATAACTTTGTTTGTTAATATATATAAATATAAGAAAATGAAAAAAGGGAGATTTTTTAACCTCCCCTTTACTGAACTAACACCACTAAAATTAAAATTTAATCTTAACTTTTTTGGATTTTCTTTCTTCTTTTTTATCCAAAAGAATGGTAAGTAAACCATTTTCAATGGATGCTTCGGCAGAAGTTCCATCGTAATCTTTTCCCACTTTAAATCTTAGATTTACATTACCAACTACCGCATTTACGTTTTCAGTTTCTGCTTTAATTGTAATTAAATCGTCTGTAACATTTAATTCAACATCTTTAGGATTATGCCCTACAACATTGATTAGGAGTTTTTGTTTTCCATCTTCAGTTGTAATAGAATAATTACCTTGTTGGTGATTAATTTGAAGTGGTTTGAATCCTCTATCAAACACATCATCAAATAAGTTGTCAATTGTATAAATCATATTTTTTATTTTTTAAGTTAAACATACAATCTATATATTACCAAATCTATACCAATTCTTTTTAAATGACATTTTGTCAGTTATACTAAAAGTTTTCTGAATAATTGTCAGTTATACCCATCTTTTTCTTATATTCAGAGTTTTCAATAGCTGTACTCATATGGTCAGCCCAATGAATAATCAATGGAAGATTTGTTTTAAGTTGAAAATCTTCATTATATGATATCCAATATTTTTTAGTTGCTTCATTATACAACCCATCAGCCATATGAATACCCAATTGTTCTTTCTGAGTATATTTGATTCCATATTGATTTAATAACCAAAATGCTCTATCGGTTACATCAAAGTATTGTAACTTTGGATTATGAGCAAAATATGATTTTTTATTTTTCATATGCCACTCTGATTGTTCTGGTAGATAGTATGGTTCTTTACCATCACCCAACTTTCCTAAATCGTGGTGGAAAGCTGCAAATAATAATTCTTCATCAGTAAAGTTCACAATACCACCACCCTCTTCAAACATCTTTTTTATTTTATAAGCATTTCTAGCTACATTCATTACGTGGTCAATATAACCACCAACATAACAACTATGAAAGTTAAGTTTTCCACTGGCGGGTGCAATTGCTAACTCCGTTCCCAATTCTTCTGGAGAATACATATGGAGAAGTTTTTCTAATCGTTCTCCAGTAAACACTTTTTTAATAGCTTCTATAAACTTATTATAGTTTGCTTCTAATTGTTCTTCGGTGTAATTTCTAATCATTCTTCTATATATTTTGATGTTAGTGCTCTATATAATATTTCTAATTCTTCTTCAGTTGTACAAAATCCAAGTCCATCGAAATCTAATATCTCAATAAAATATTGACCTGGCTTCAATCCCATATTTCGTAACTCCATATCATCATCAGATGAATTGGTTACAAATCTTGGTGCGTATTTATCCGTTCTTTCTTTCGGAATTGGTATAGTCCAAAAGTATGGTTTATCTAATTCATCACCCTCTTCAACATCTTCTCTATTTTCAATGAAATCAGGTGTACCATTATAATCATTTGTTATATGTTTTGACCAACCCTGCCTTTTAAAAGTTTCATCGGTTAGTGGTGTTGCTTGTAATCTTACCTTTCTCATTCTAATATGATTCTAATAGTTTCTTCTAAATCTTCAAATCTTGCTTTAACGATAAGTGTATCTCCTACCATTTCATCTATTGGTGCAATTACTGTATTTATTTCTCCACCAGTTCCACTATATGAAAACTCATTTATAGTAGGTACAATGGTTCCAGCAAATCCAGTTACATAAGTTGTATCTACATCTACCCAATCACCTAATACATTTATAGTTCTTCGAATGAATACATAAGCAGTATCATTTAAAGTCCATTGATGTGATGATTCCCATTCAACTAATTGTGGATATGGTTCTTCTCCATTGTTCAAAAGTTTACCTGTAATTCTATGAATTGTTTGAATAGAATTATCAGTTGAATTTAATTCTAATTTATATAAACCCTCATTAGTTGTATCTAGTCTACCATCTAACTCCATTGTGTAATTATCGGGTAAATCTGATAATGGGTCATCCGTACAAGATGTTAATGTTCCTAATAACATTAGTGAATAAAAAACTAATGCAAACTTTAATAAAAAATTTATACTATCGAATTGTTTCATAATAAGTAATCTAAAATAGAATCCCAATCAGGGTATTCGTTTGGCTTGTTATCGTTTTCCCAATCGTATCCGAATCTTAACAACTCACCACCAAACTCACCAGCACCATTCTTCAATCTATCATCGATTAGGTAATCACCCATCAATAAATCTTTTCTGTGAGTGGTAAATAATCTTTTGTGAAAGATATTATCGAAGTAATCTTCTAACCAAAATCTTTTATCAGTAAGAGATTGAGGATTACCCCAAGGAGCAGAAGTGGCGATGAATAATTCATACTTACCACTATTGTGTAATTTTTTAATAGCTTCAATAGCTCCTTTGATAGGAGGTGCGATTCTAAATAAACCTTGAATGTGGTCAGGATGAGTTTTATATCTTTCTTCTAAATGTGGATGTTTTTCAAACCAATCTTTGATTGCTTTTCCGAAGTCAACAATAACTCCATCCATATCTATGTAAACTATTTTCTTTTTATTCATTGATTATTTTAAGGATTAAACTATCACTCATTAACAGGTCTAATATACGAAATCTTTTTGAATCATGCAAGCTTTTTCTCAATTATTTTAACCATAAATTATATACATAATCGTATGGTTTGTTTAGTTGATTTGCTAGTTCTGAGAACAATCTTTCTCTTACTAAACTATCGTAAACACCAATGTATTTGTAAACATCATCTCCACCAAATAATTCGGTAACTAAACCAGCAAACGTAATATTATCGTTTAGTTCAATTCCCAACTCATCAGTTGGATATTCATTTAAATAAAATTCTTTAATATTCATATCGTTTATAATTTAATTACACTAAATAATTTGGTCCGTAGTAACTCCAACTATCAGTACCATCAAAGATGTTACCTCTACTATGTTTAGCAGGAGAACTCCATCCTGCAGGCTTTAATAAATCTCCCTTACAAACAAGAGAACCTTTATTCACTCCTTCCCACATGGAAACGAATCCCCATACTGAGGTTCCATCTATAAGTTTAATGTACTTTCTACCCTTCTCTACTTTGAGGGGTTCATAAGGTTTATAAGAAAATTTTTCATCCCAATAATTTTTTCTTTCTTCGTTAACTTTTTCAAGCCACAAATCAAATTTACTTTTCATATTTAGTGTTTTAAGGTTTAACTCTTTAACTCAATTACAGTACTAACATACGAAAAAAAGTTGAGAAATCCAAGGAAAACTCAACTTTTTTTTAGTAAATTTTAATAAATTTTTCTATTGATAGGCGCTTAATAATCTAAGTAATTCATCTAATGCCTCATGTCTATGATTATCCATTAGATGAGTATAATAAACAAATTGCGAATCCTTTAATTTAGGAACTTCATGTATTGCTGAATCATTAGCAAACTTTAAATCGATTTGTTGTGGGTCTCCAGTTAGAATCATTGTAGAACCTTTACCTAATCTACCTAACACCATTCCTAATTGAGATTTTGTTAGGTTTTGAAATTCATCAACTATTACAATAGAGTGTTCAAATGTTCTACCCCTGAAGTGAGATAATGATACTAGTTCAATATTCTCATCCTTTTCCATCTTTTCCAAAATGGCTGGTTTGTTATATACCTTTCTCATATTGGAACGAATTGGTACTAACCAAGGTTCCATCTTTTCATCTAAAGAACCTGGTAAATAACCATTATCTTCATTAGATACAGTAGGTCTTGTTATTACAATTTTATTTACCTTTCTTGTAAAAAACATATCCAATGCTATTTGTACTGCTAATAACGTTTTTCCAGAACCAGCTTTTCCTTGTATAAAATTGTAAGGGTGATAAAGGATTGCTGTTTTTGCTAACTTTTGTTCATCTGATAAGGTTAGATTAAATTTAATCTTTCCTTTAGGTGGAACCTTCTTAATGTTCTCTGCCATTTTTTTAATTAATAGTTGTTATTTTATGCGATTTTTTAGTTAGAGATTTTCGTTTTGGTTTAATTGTTTTTTCATAATTTACAATCTCAGCACAAATTTCGTACTTCTCCATTCGTTCACATAAATGTAATAGTCGGTGTAACGCCAACATATAATCCTTCTTTTCTACTACCGCTACAATATCGTGAATAGTAAACTCAATCAATACTATTGATGGTAAACTATTTTTGTGTGCATCGATAAGAAGGGCTAAGGTTTGGTTAAGGAATTCATCTCCGTAGTCATACAAATACTCATTCAATGTGGTATTATTGAGAGAGATATATTTTCTCCAATCAACATTTGCTAATGGTCGTTTCTTCATAAAACCTGAAATGTTTAAGTGTTACTATTATAAATATAAGGAAGGATTGATTTTAATCTCTATATACCGGTCTACCACCATCTTCACCACTTCCACCAGTGTTACCACTTGAACCATCATCATCATTATCAGTTGGTGGATTATCACCACCTGGTCTTGAATCATCCTCAGGAATTTCTCCATTATTTGTTGTATCTATTATCCATTGGTTGTTGATAGCATCCCATTCATAATATGTACCATTGAAAAGTACAGTCTCACCTGGTTGAACTCCTCTTCTACCAATTGGTGGGAATGAACCAGCTGCTGGGTCTGGTGGTGAATCTGGGTCTTCTTTATAATCACCATCACCTGTTTTTCCACTAGCTCCTCCAGTGTTATCATCTTTATCATCTACTTTATCTGATGGTGTTTCTTCATCTGCCTTTTCTTTTGTATAGGAATCAAACTCACCTAAATCAGAAGCTGGTATTAATCTATCATCATAATTTTGCGCTGGTTTTGTTACTACCCAAGTTATGTATCTAAGTAATTCTATAATATCATATGATGGATATGCAACCAATACCTTATCTGCACCAACTTCATAATTTGAATTAACAAACAAGTTTCTTTTTACTTCAACTTGACCAGCTATTTCGTTTCTATTTAAATTAATAGTTAATTCTTTTTTTCTTAGGAATTCAACTTTTTCTTTTAATGGTTTTATATCAACTACTACAATATTTTTTTCTTCAATAATATCATTTACACCAAATGGTCTACCTTCATTGTATTCGTTAATAAGTAAATCATAAAACTCTCTGGTTGCATATAAATCAGGAATAGAACCTTCGCCATCTTTTAAACAAAGAAGAAAATCAAAATCAACCTCATCATCACCAATTACATTTATTTTACTTAAATCATATGTGGGAACCGAAACAAAGTTTTGAGGATATTCCCCAGTTATATTTATAATACCATTTTCTACAAAATTACCAACCGATTCCTTTACAACTTCACCATCATCATCTAATTGTTCTCTTAAATTTTTAGATGGTGGTTTTGTTACTACTTCATCATTTTTGAGAAGAGGTACTGTATCTGCAATAACGTTTTCATCATCGACTTGCTTAGGTGTTTTATTAGGGGGATTTGGTGGTGGAGGTGGCGGTGGGGGAAATGGTGGTACAGCTGATGCTGGTGGAGTGGGGTTCGAATTAGTATTACCTCCACTATTAGTATTACCTCCAGTAGTAGTTTCATCAAATCCAACAAGTCCCAATCCAGTATTTCTTGGTTCAGCCATTATAATTTCTTTCTATATAAATATTGAAGTTTGAGAAAGATTAGATTCCGTTGTGCCCAGTATCATAGAACTGAACTTTTACACCAGCTTCTTCAAACATCTTCCAACTTCGTTCAGCTGATTCTTCCCATTTGATTCCCTTAGCACCATGCCCAGCTCTTTCACAAAAGATTCGTACAATTCCAGCATTGATAATTCCTCTAGCACAATCAGAACAAGGGATACCACAACTTAGATACATTGTACATCCTTTAGTAGAAACACCAATACGAGCTGCATTATAAATAGCGTTTCTTTCAGCATGTTCAAACCAAAAATACTTTTCTGGTCTTTCTTGTCTTTCCCTTATATTATCATCGATACCTCTTGGGAATGAATTGTAACCAGTAGATACAATCTCTTTATCT